TGCAGGAATGGCAAAATTTGTTGATGCAGGTATTCCACCAACTAACGGTTCTGTAACTAATACTATGTTAGGACTAGGCACCGCTGGCGGAGCACACGGTGTAACTGCTGATCGTATGAATGTTGCTTGGGAGGTTAGTAAGGGAGGATTTGGACAACTACTCCATAAAGCTAATGTAACTCTGTCATTAGATTCATTCGCAGGATCAGGAGAAAGTGGGAATAGAACTGGAAACGTATCTCTTGGTTTTAATACGCAAAATTTAGTACATTCTGCTGCAATTGTTTATTATGGTGATGGAACAGGGGCTGGAGTAGGCAATAAATATGGTCTTAGAGTTGTAGATAGAACTGGTTCTAACTTAGCACCTTTTGCAGCAAATGTTGTTATGCAATCAGTAGTAGGTGCTTCTTCTACAACAGCGGCTGCTAATGATGTTGCGCCGCTTATTCCTGTGGGTTCTATAATTGGATGGCCCGAAACAGCAGCACCTACAGGGTGGTTGATAGCTGATGGCAGCGCTGTAAGTAGGACTGTATACGCAGGTTTATTTGCACTAATTAGTACCGATTATGGTGGAGGAGATGGAACTACTACTTATAATTTACCAGATTTTCAAGATAGAGTTGCAATAGGAAAGGGCGCGAATAATGCAGTAGCCCAAAGTGCAGGTACATCAAGATTACGTGCTTCATCTAAACTTATAACAGATTCTGGACAAGCTAGTTTAACATTAGCAGCTCAATCAGTTGCACAATCTGCAAAAGATTCGTCAACCGTAAATGTGGCCCAATCAGGAAGTGTTACTGGTGGGGGTCATACACATACTGCAACGCTTCCATCGTTGTGTATAAATTATATTATCAAAACATAGAGGGGAAACTACAATGGAGTTTATAAAATTCGAAATTGATGAATTGACAGCGGATAGTGTTTTTTGTCAATATAGAGAAGTCACAGAAGAAGGAAAAGGAGAATTAAAAACAAGAACTTTTCCTTTAGATAAAATTGGTCAAGAAGTATCTGATATTCCTAGATTGGTAGCAGGTACTATAACTAATATTTATTATGAACAACGAGGAGACTTTGTAGTCTCTGAAAAAAAAGATATAAATAATGATATTGTTCCTTTAACAGAAGATGAAATTATTTTCTGTGTAGAAACTGTAAAAAAAGCTTGTATAGATGAATTATGGGACGAACTTTTAAAACCACCATCTGTAGATGAACAAGTAGAAGATTTTATTAAACAATTCTTTGAGGAAGATGATGAACCTTTAGAACAAAAAGATTTTCTCGCTGAATTTTTTGATGAATTAGAAGATGAATCTTCTGAAACAGTACAAACAAAAGAGGAGTAATTCTTAAAAAAGGATACTAGTATGACTTTAACCCGTATTACATCTACTGTAATAGATGATATAGCAGTTACTAATACAAAACTAGCTAATTCAATTATTACTATGGATAAAATTCAAGCTGGATCAGTTACCGCAGATAAATTAGCGGCTAATGTAGCTACTGCTGGGCCTATGTCATCTAATTCAGCAGCTACCTTAACAAAACTTAATGCTGTAAATGCTAATCTTGCAGCAGAAGCTGCTAACACAGCTGCAATTTATGATTCAACAACAGATATTAATATAGGTTCAGGTAAATATTTCTTTGATAAAAGTATAACCTCTCTTGGCATAAATAATACTGCACCTATTGCAAGTACTATTTCTTTAGGCGTTCCTGCTAATATAATATTAAAATATAGTACGTTAGGTGGTAATGTTATTATAGGAGGAATTGATGATGTAACTCCGAATAGATTAGATGTACGAGGCTCAGCTAATACAGGGGCCCTTCGAGTAACTAATATCGGTATCGGAACAGCACCTACCTCTCGTCCTCTTACTATTGAATCAGGTGAAAATGAACAAATTCGACTTATTAATACACATAATGGTGGCGACGTTAAAATTGAATATAGAAATAGTTTTGGAACAGATACAAATTGGTTTGGCGGATTAGAAGAGTCTGACGGCTCATGGAGAATTAATTTTAAAGAAGCAGATATAAGTTCAGCTGAGGATACCTATGTAGCAATTAAGAAAACTATGCAAGTAGGAATAGGCACAGCATCTCCTGATGCTAATCTTCATGTTATAGGTACTGGCCATATTACTGGACAAGTTAATATGGATGATGATTTAATTGTCACAGGTAATTTACAAGTTCTTGGAAGTACTACTACTGTTAATACAGATAGTTTAGTAATTCAAGACCATTTTTTGATGTTAGCAAATGGTGTTTCAGGTTCTCCCTCTTTAGATTCAGGTATGTTTTTCAATCGTGGGAATCAAGGTAATGCTGCTGTATACTATGATGAATCTGCAAAAGGTTATAGGCTTGCTGAAACGACCTCTCCAATATCAAATAGCACAATTATAGATGGTCATGTAACTAGAAGTGCTAATTTAGTAGCAGGCAATGTTTCTATTGAAACTCTATCTCTAAATGGAACAGCAATAACATCATCAGGTGCTGAGCTAAATATACTTGATGGAGTCACTGCTTCCACTATTGAGATAAACGGTCTTGATGGGTTAACAGCTTCTCGTGCATTAGTAAGTAATAATTCAGGTATTACTACAGTAAGTGCTGTAACAGCTACAGAGCTTGGGTATCTTGATGGAGTTAGTAGTGCAATTCAGACTCAAATCGATGCAAAAGATCCTACATCAAATGTATATGCTACATATATAAGACTTAATGCTAATTTAAATGCTACTACTGCTAATATTAATATAGTTCAAGATAATGTTGCAGCTACCATTGGTCTTCTTCCATTTACTAATGCAGTTACACAAACTGGAACCGCAAATACATTCTTCTTAGGCAAGGCAATGCCTGGTGATCATTTAGCTAATGTACTTTCAGTAACATTAGATGGTATCACACAACTAAAGGATAATCCAGGAACTGCTAATAACGACTTTATAGTAAATGCAGTTGCAGCACACGCATCAATTAAATTTACTGCTCCAAGTATCCCTGCTGGCTCAAAGGTTCAAACTGTAATACTGTTCACTTGATGAGAAAAATTAGACAACTTACAACAGAACTCACATTTAGATGTAATGCTAAATGCCCTGCTTGTCATCGTTTACGAATTGATAAAATTAATTTAAATGATCCAAAGTATACTTATACGTTGGATTCTTTTAAACAACTTTTTTATCCTGAGTTACTAAATAATTTACAATGGTTAGTTTTAAATGGTAATTTTGGTGATTCAGTGATGAATAAGCAGTTTCGAGAAATTATATCTTATGTAAAAGAGCATGGAACAAAAATATTAATTCATACTAATGGTGGTGTCCATAATGATGCTTATTGGTCTGATGTAGGTAGAATACTTAAAAAAGGCGATATTATAAATTTTGATTTAGATGGGTTAGCTGACACACATCATATATATAGAATAAATACAAAATTTGATGAAGTATTATCTAATGCAAAATCTGTGATAGACAATACTAAAGCAAGTGTTCATTGGAAATATATTGTTTTTGAATATAATAAACATCAAGTTGATCAAGCTAGAAAGTTAGCAAAAGAACTTGGTTTTACGACTTTCTCAGCAGTAAAAACGAGTAGAGAGTTTGCTAGGCCTAAGAGTGGTAGTTTTGTTCATGTTAAACGAACAAAAGATTATGAAAATGCAGAGAAAAAAGTTAATTGTGTATGGGAAAATTGGGGTAAGTGGTATATTTCTCCAGAAGGATTAGTTTTTAGGTGTTGTTGGACAGGTGGTCATTATTATGATACTGATAACTCACGTTTTTATTATCCATCGGACTTTACTAAAAAATTTAATGGATTTTATGTTCCCATAGAAAAAATAATTAGTTATAATTATTGGAATAAACTTAGTAAATATCTTGAAGGATACGAACGTAGCTTCTCACTCTGTAAGTCACAGTGTGGAAAAATTGTAAGTAGTATTGAGAAAATAGAAGAAAATTTCATTACAGGTAGTCGGCAAAAAGTTGATGCTCATAATCAATGGGGTAATTAATGGAACATATTGATATAGGTAATTGGATGTATAAAGGGCCAAAAGACTTTGTTATTAAGTTAATGGATAAATTTGGAACTCCTTCTTATATTGAGAAATGCCCTATTACTAATGAAGCATATTCAGTTACTTTTAAAAATATTGACGGATTTGATATGGTTCGTGTTA